TGATAACCCCGATGTGGCGGATGACTTTGTGGACGAGTACAAGCAGAAGATGTGCGTACTGCAGCCACATGGCTTGGGGGATATTATATTTTGTCAGACCTTGGTGCGCTCCTTCATGGCCGAGTATGAGATTACGTGGGCGGTGCATCCCGATTGGGTAGAAGGGTTAAGCGGGGCATACCCTGACATTAATTGGGTTACGGTCAGTCCTGTTAGCTTAGAGGTCAAAGAGGATAAGTATGTTAATGGGTATCACACCTTACCTATTCGGTGGAGCGATACCATCATGAAAGTCCCCTACCGCTCGGTGATGGGTGCTAAGTACGGTATGTACGGGCAAGACTACCTCTCATGGACGGATCAAGCGATGTGGGTCAGGAACAAAGCTAAAGAGGATGAGCTGTTTGAACTGCTCGGCTTAACCGGTAAGGAGTACGTATTGAAGAACACACACTTCAGCGGCGGAGAGATAGCGATAGCGATAGCAATAGGGGTTCAGGGCGTAGCGATGAGGCAGATTGACGGGTTCAGCTTGTTTGACTGGGCTAAAGTGCTAGAGAACGCCAAAGAGATTCACACGGTAAGCACCTCCCTACTATTCGTATTGGGGCTGCTGTCTACGGGGCCTGTTTATGTTTACACCAGAGGCACTAATAAAAAGCATGATGAGTATGACTATCTGTTTACGCCCGGCAGGTTTAACTTTCAGTAACGCCGCAGTCCCTATTCGGAGCAAACACAACCGGAATAGGGACGAACGTAAGCCTTACCTTGCACGCCACATTTCTTATCCAGTGGTAATCTGCTGCGCCTACGGAGCCATCGAAGTCAACTAGGGGGGCGTACCGTGCGTGGAGGAACAGGCAAGGCATACCTATTTTGCCTCTGACTATACGCTTGTTCTGGATGTAGTGCGTAGGTGGTTTAAGCCTGCCCCCTCGTGAGAATTGGCAGATTACGCCATTTGAGTTCTTGAGGTGCTTGGATAATAGAGGTAGCGAATTTGGGATGATCGTATCCCCCTCATCCAAGAACGCAAAATACCCTTCGGTGACTAATGCTTTGAGGTCGTTGCAGTAGTTATCATAGAAGAAAGGTATAGGAGACTTATAAACACGAATCTTTTGAATAGGAGCGGGTATGTAGCTCAAAGCCCGCTCATCATCATACGAGCAGATAACGGTTACGTTAGGTGGGATTGATGCTAGTGTGCGTTTGAATCCTTCTGGTCTGTAACTGCACCTTATTAATAGAGTTATTTGCATAATTCAGTAAATATAATTAGTTTTGACATATAAAGGTGTCAAACCACATAGGAAATATGAATGTAGTAATCCCCCTTACAAAATCGAAAACGGACTTCTTAGACTTGCGCTATGTATTAAGAGCGATAGAACGTCACGGGCAGAACGTAGGCGAGATTTTCATCATTGGGGAGAGACCGCAGTGGATTAAAAATGTTAAGCATATTCAACAAGAAGATAACCCAAGAAAGGAATGGAAAGAGCGGAATATTTACCTCAAAGCTAAAGCAGCGTTTGACTTTACTGACCGCTATTTATTTATGAATGACGACCATGTATTACTAGCTGATACAGATTTGGAAAATTACCCAAACTACTACAAAGGTACGTGCTATCAAAGTATGTTGAAGAACAGTTCGCATTACAGGCAGACGATGAACCAAACTAAGAAATGGTTAGATTTCAACCACTACCAAGATAGGAGCTTCGACGGGCACTGCCCCTTGATTATGGAGAAACGTCGGTTCTTGAGTACTATGCAGAGAGCAGATTGGACTCAAGAGTTTGGCTACGGAATGAAGTCACTCTACTGCGCAGGACTTGAGGGGGAGTATATGCTTGACGGGAAGATAAGTACAAGAGTAGGTTTGGCTAAGGCGAAGCAGGCTTGCAGCGGCAGACACGTAATCAGTTTTACCGATGCTGCGTTACTGTCAGGACTAGGTGAGCATTTCGCTGATATATTTAAAGAGAAGAGTAGGTATGAAATTTGAGGAGAATTACTGCCCATTAAACGGGCTTGGTTATTGTTGGGTAATTGGTGAATTTATAGAGGAAACAAACTAAAAATAATATGCTAGATAAAATTAAAGCTCAAGAAGCCCTAATTAGTATGTACAAAGAGTATGTGCGATTGTTAGGAGACGAACTTAATGAATTAACCCCCTTAGCACACGTCCATGGATGGAAAAGCCACAGGGCTGAGGATGGGCAACTGTTAAGAACTAAGATTCAAAATGCAGAAAGTACACTGTTTAAAACCAAAAAATAATATGCTAGATAAACTAAAACCAGCCGCAGGGAGAGTGGTAGTGTTGCCCGATGCGGCAGCAGATAAAACGCAAAGCGGTATTTTTATACCTGAGATTGGAAAGCAACCCCCTTCAAGCGGAGTGGTTACTCACGTTGCCGAAGGTGACACGCTCTATAAAGTAGGTGACCATGTGCTGTTCGTTAAGAACGCAGGAGTTGAACTGACTTCTACCCCAGTGCATTTCTTGATGCGAGAAGACGATATTTACGCTACAATTTAAATAGTTATGCAATTAAACGCAAACATCCCCTACGTGAGGGCTTTTGTTAGAAACTGTTATTTATTTTCAGATAAAAATAACGAAGATTTAACGGAGTGTTACCTATTCGGTGTTAAAGCTATTATAAATAGGCCGCTTCTATTCCACGCTCAACTTGATAATGGCGCAGTATTTTGGTCACTGCCGTTAGCTGCTTTTTGTCAAAATTCAGAATTTGACAGAATTGATGCAGATGAGGGTAAAAGATTGTCTATGTTGCAATATTGGGACATGCAAGGAAACGATATTTCTGTAACCGTGTTCACTTACTTGCAAGGTTCAAATGTAGAGTGCAAAAGGAGAGATGGAAAATGTATTGCAGGGACGTATATTTTTACAATTGACGATTATTATGCCGATAATAACGCATTGCCATCGGGTTATGCCGTAGATAGCGATAGTAAGTGTTTTCACATAATCAGAGGTGAAGATGGGAACTTTTACGGCTACCCTAACAACTATTTAAAATGGCATAATTTGAATTTTGTAGAAATACCTGATAAATTTCCAAGTTACAAGGCGATTAGTTTTACAGGGAAATCAGAGCATATAGCAGTAGAGGAGGAATTAAATGCTACAATTTAACCCCGTAAAAGGAAAAGTCTTAATCCGGAAAGATAAGATGGAGGACACCACCGCATCGGGCATACTGATAGGTAAGAGCTCGACCGGAAGGTGCGTTACTGCAGAAGTGGTATCGGGCGAAAGGGCAGGCGAGCGCATTGTCTTCACGCCCGGCATCAGCAACGCTTTTGACGTGGGCAGCGAGCAGTTGACAGTTATTTTTGAATATGATATAATTGCTTATTTATGAAGTATAGAAAAAAACCAGTAGAAATCGAGGCTGTACAGTACCTCGGGTTTAACAAGACAGAGATTGACGAGTTCGTAGGTAATATCCTTTCTCGAAAACTAGAAAGTGAGACTGCGTACTTAGCGGGAAAGGGGGCACCGATGTTTAGCCTTATCATTCCAACATTAGAAGGAGATATGAAAGCTCAGCATGGGGATTATATAATTAAAGGGGTTAAGGGGGAGTTTTACCCGTGCAAACCTGATATTTTTGTGCTTACTTATGAAAAAGTATGATAAGTATAAAAAACATAAAAATACCTTTCAGTTACGTCTTACTTAAATTAGATCGTAATTTTGAAAGCTATCAATTCGGGGGGAAGGAGACTAACATCATAGCCCCTACCTATGCGTACAAAGGCAAGGACAGAGTGGACACTAAGCATTTGAACTTGGCCACCACTGGAACTGTTTATGGCGCGCCCGACAAAATACGCTTCACAAGAGAAGACATCAAGAAAATCAAAGCCTCCATTGTCACCGAGCGTGACGGACAGAACGCTTTAGCCGATGCTTCGCTACTGTACAAAATAAACCAATTGAAGGATGCCGGGTGCCGGTTCGAGACAGAAAACGAATTAGTAGTTGGAGACCATGTGAAAGTGGCTTACCAAGTCCACATGAAAGCACAGTTCTTCGATACGCAGGAAGGTGACATGTGTTTCGTCAAGTATGACGATATATTTATGACCACGGATGGGAAGATGGTCAATGGCTATATTCTGGTTGACCCTGAGCTTAGAGATACAGTTAAAGAGAACGGTATGAATTACGCAACCTCTGCGACTGGACTTGTTCTGCCTAAACTGGGTGAGACCTACAAACGAAGCGCACGGTGGGCACACGGGAAAGTGGTTCACGCGGGTAAGAAAATAAGCGGATACTTCGACCAAGCAGATTACCAAGACGAAGATATTGGGGTAACGCCTGGTGACAAGATTATATTCGACCCACGTACCGCACTGCGCTACGAGATGGATACCCACATGGCTCTGGCGGACAGACGGCTTTATCTCATCCAACGTAAAGATATTTTGTTCTTTGAGAAAGAGAATCCTAACTTTGCTTCATTATGTACGATTTAAGTAAGTGCTATATAGATATCAGTGCTCTTGCAATAGGCGAGAAGGTTTCGGATAAATATCCCGAAATAACATCTTTCTCCGAATTTATGGAGTGCAGTAACGACATGGTTAAAATAGCAATTCTGATAGGCGATGTTGACAGTCCGTTCGTCCGCATCAAGGACAGAGAGGTTATGTTCAAGGCTATATTCGATTATCTAGGCCTCGACACTAAAACCCACCAATCCATGCTCGGTAAGTTAGTGGCTTACAGACATCCTCTGGTCATGGGGGCTTGGTTACGTTACATGCAGATTTTACATGAGACAGATTTCACCGATTGGAGCTTAGCTCGTAAAGATTATGATTTCTTCCTATCTCAAACGGATGATGTGAAAATGACTAAAGAAACAGACTTGGCGTTCTATAAGCGTAAGAACGAAGCTAGAGACAGAGTACGTGAATTAGGGCAAGAAGTTAGGCGTATAGAGGCTAAGTTATTTCCTGACAGTAAGGCGGCTAGAGAAGCGGCCATAATCGCCAACAGCTTAAAAATAAAGTTGTGGGCCGAGTCCTATGCTGAGAGTAATACTTATATTTGATATAACATGTACAACACTACGGTTTGCTGGAAAGATAAAATGCCGGAGGAAATGCTAATATGATAAAGTGGAAAGATAAAATATCTAAAGACGGCAAGTACATAGATATGAGGGGGTTGCCGTATTACACCATGCGATTCGGTAAGAAGTCGGAAGTCGTAGAAGTGTACGAGTACAACACCATACTGCCCGAAGCCCCCCCTGACGACCATTGCGTAGGTTACAACCTGCCCGTAGCGCAGCAAGTATTTTACAGGACAGAGATACCCAAGCAAGTGCGATTCCCTGAAAAAGATTATGGGAGAGAAAATTGGACGCCTAGCGAACTAGAGCCCTTCATTGACGCTGAGTGGAACAGAAGAAGGCAAGGAGTTTGGATGTTTATCAAAGGAAAGAAAACCTACATACCTGGTTTATTATACGTGAAGATGAACTATTGGAGAGCCCTAACGGGTGTCGAGTTCATCTACCGATTTTCGGATTGGGAATTTGCGGTATTCTGGTGCATTGAATGTGTACTCGACCCAAAGTGCCTAGGAATGACCGATTACAAGTGTAGGCAGGTGGGGGATACGGAATGGGCTGTACTTATTTTATGGGAGTATGGTAGCAGGGTGCGAGGAACTTTGAATGCAAATCAATCCTGCATCAATGAGGGGCATGCTGTAAAAACGTACAAACGATTAGTGTACGGGCATAAGAACATGATTTATTACTTCCGACCACTTAACCAAGGAACGGAAGATCCAAAGAAGGGGTTGAACCTAAGTTACCCTGCGCAACACATCACTTACGCAGCGGTAAAGAATCGGAACGAAGAAGGGCAGATGGGTAATAAGAGTTCTCACGACGATTACGAGTATCCAGAGGTCGGTAGCCAATTCTACTACGGACCATCCAAGGTCAGTGAGTTTGACGGTACTACGCTCGGTAGAGCCTATCTCGACGAGCATGGTAAATCAGACGGTAAAATAAACCCTGCAGAATGGATTCAGGTTATCAGCGAAGCGTGCTACTCTAACATCACGCAGCGCAAAATGGGTATGATACTAATGACAACTACGGTAGAAGAGATTACGCCCGAAGGTCTTGAGTGGGCGCAGACTATTTGGAGGGAAGCCGATCCCGCAGAAATGCAGAATGGTCGCACTACCAACGGCCTTAAACGGTGCTTCCGAAATGTAGTTGCCAGAGGTGAGGTTGACCAATGGGGCTTCCCTTATGCAGAAAAGATAATAGCCGGAATAAAAGATACTTACAACGCGATGATCCGAGCAGGGAACATGAAAGGGGCAATAAGCTACCTCCGTAAAAACCCTATTGATATTGATGATGTGTTTAGGTCAGCTTCCAACGAGAGTCAATTCCACATAGAGAACTTGCAAAGAAGAGAGTTCTATCTGAGCGAAGTAGCCAATCCTAAGCCTTGGGGCAGAGGCAACTTGAAGTGGAAGGACGGCATAGCTGATACTGAGGTTATATGGGAGCCAAATTCCAAAGGTAAATGGGTCATATCGAGGCACCCGCATGACTACGAGCTAGAGACCAATAAACGGGTAACTACTATAAGCGCAAACAAACCTGGTAACTCTAGGTATTTTTGTTGTGGCATTGACCCTATCGCTCAAAAAGACACCCTTGAAAAAGAGCCATCTAAAGGCGCAATAGTTATCATGCGTAAGATGGACAAAGATGTAGATGTTGCAGAATCGCTGTATTACCAATTCAATGACGAGATAAGAGGTATAGTGAAGGGGTCGCCCGTTAATAACGGTAGTGAGTTTGAGACGAATAGAGTTATTTGCACCTACATGGAGCGACCCTCTGACCCTGCTGAGTTTTTCGAGGACGTAATCCTTTCCGTCGTTTATTACGGCACCGATTTTCTTCCGGAGAAGAACAGCTACGGTGGGTTAAGCGCTTATCTGACTCTAAGAGGCTACAATCTTTACGAAATGGATAAGCCGACAACTGTCAAGAACTACAAAGGGCAGTCTGAAAAAGGGGGGGTTACTGCTACGGAAGGGAGTATAAATATGTGTTTTGACTTTATAACTACCTATACTTGTACAATGGCTAATGCGATTGACCACCCCGATTTGTTGGCGCAACTACTAACTATGAACTGGAACAACCGCGGAAAGCGAGATTTAGGTATGGCATTTGGGTGGGCTCTCTACGCCAATCTACAGAAAAAACCAAGGTGGCACGGCGATAAGCAGAAGCAGATTGTACAACATTATACAGAATATCACGTATAAGCTATTGCATTTTAAAATTTTTACTACCTTTATAACAAAAAATTCCGTAAATGGCGAAGAAAAGTTTAGAGCCCAAGGACTATAAAGGTAAGACCTACGCTTACCCGCCTGACAATATTGACCCTAAAAAGAAATTAGATAAGCAATATTATATAGATGTTAATCACGCGCTTTATGCCGATTATATAAACAATAGGATGTTTGTCCCCTATGGAGAGACAGGCGCAGGGCGCAGTATCGAGGAGCTGCAACTATATGCACAAGGCAGGCAATCTCCGAATAAGATTAAGAAGTGGTTACTTAAAAAAGACCCAAACAACGAAGAGAATTTCATCACTAAGATGAACGTATCCTATGACGGGTACGCTAAACTCCCTCAGCTCTTGGACATTATGCGCTCGCGTAATATGAACCAAGAGTTCGACGTTCGGTTAACGTGTATTGATGAGGAAAGCACGGCTACGATTGAAGCGACTCGCCAAATGATGAAGTTCATCGTAGCTGAAAATACGCAGGAGTTCTTAAAGACTTCGATGTATAAACCAGATGCACAACCGAACCCCCAAGAATTGGGGCTGAAAACAGCAGAAGATGTGGACACCTACATCGAATCTGGGGGATTTACTCTCCAATGGCAAATCGCAGCAGAAGCCGCTTGCGCCAAGTCGAAAATGGAATCCTACTACAAGATGTTCCAAGATCAAGTCATGGATGATTTGATTACTAACCCAAGTGGCATTTGTGGTTCAAAAACTTGGATTGAGAAAAGTACAAAAATACCTAAATTCCGAAGAGTTGATATGCGCATGGCGTTAGTCCCTGCCTCGATTTACCGAGATTTCAACGATATTACAAGGGCAGCGGAAATCCGCACGATGACCATGACGGACATCTCTCGGGAACACCCGCATCTTACGCCTGAACAGATTTTCGACATTGCACTTACTTTCCGATGGATGAACCCACCGCTGATGAGCCTCGGCACAGGAGGTTACTCGAATTGGTACAACTCTTCCACAAGGTTCACTTCGGCTGACCCCGTAATGTCCGCACGCATATTCGTCTTGGATAGTCAATGGCTATCGGTAGACTCGCAAGTGACATTGAAAAACGAACGGGGGTTATACAAGAGTGTGGACTTCGACTATAAGCTGACTGCAAAGGATGCAAAGAACGGCGACCAAAAAATACAAAAGAAAGTAATCAAAAAATATTATTCGCAGTGGATTATCGGATCTGACACGCTTCTGGATTACGGAGTGTGCGAAGATGTGGTGTACTACGGCGAAGACGGGAACAAAAGACCGAAGCTAGACTTCTTTTTTGCCCAAACAGGAAACATGAGCCTTGTCGAGCGTTGCGTAGCAATTATAGACGACATGAACATGATTTTGGTCAAGTACCGAAATGGTTGGGCGTCCCTACCCGCATCGCCGGCTATGGCTATCCAAAAAAGCTTGATTGAGAATGTCATGCTCAACGGTAAACTGCAACAGCCGGAAGACATCATCACAACGCTTATTGAAAAAGGCGTATTGTTATACGATTCGCTTGACGACAACGGAGATCCGCTGTTCATGGCAGGAGGGGCTAAGCCTATCGAGTACATGGACGTGAGTCGGATGGCCTCAGTCATGGCGGTGTGTTCAGCAGAATTAGTAGTGAAAGGCAATGAGCTAAGAGATGTTTTAGGACTTAACGGTGGCTCGGATGGCGGAGAAAAGAATCCGTACCAAGGGCTCGGAGAAACACAGCTTGCTTTTCAAGCAGCAAATGCCTCTTTGCAACCTACGTTCAACTCTTTTAACTACTTGTTCCGTAACATGTTCACGGACATTATTAAGAAGTGGCAGATTGTGGCTAAGGGCGGAGGTGTTAAGTTACCTTGGTCTGTGCTTGGTGAGCACAACATGAAGATGCTAGAACTTGGAAATCAGTTCACTAATATGGACTTTAACGTAGAAGTATCCATAGCCCCTTCTTCCGAAGAACGTGCGGCTATCCTGCAAAGTATCCTGCAGTTAAAGAACGAAAAGCAAATATCTTCTGCGCAGTATCTGTTCCTATACGAAAAAGTTATGGCGGGGCAGCTTAAAGCGGCTTACTTTAGAATGGCTAAGATTGAGGCGCAGAATGCCGCAGAGCTTCGTAAACAGCAGCAAGAGGACATCGGTTTAAACGCTCAGTCGCAACAAAATTCGCTCGTGGCAAAAGGTCAAGTGGATGGGCAACTGTTAGAGCGTAAAGGTCAGATTGAGACAGAGAACATTATGATTAAAGAGCTGATGGCTTCTAATCGTGAGCTACTTAACGAATTAGTTAAATCCCGTAAACCGGACGATATACCGCCAAATTCAGCACTCGCCATAACAACGGTTACGCAGAATACCGAGGATGTAGCAGAGCTTGTAATGGGGGAAGAAGAGCAACCACAAGAGCAAATACAACCCCAAAATGCAGAAATGGCAACGATGCAGTAAAATAAATTTGGATTTATCAATAATTAATACCTAATTTTGAAATATATGGAAAATGGATCAGAACTAAGGGCTATGCAGGTAGCAGCAGGATCACAAGGAGGGCAGGCTGAGGTAGTCGCTCCTATCGCTGAAATACCTGAAACTCAAGTCAGTGCCGAGATGGCCGTTGAGCAGACCCCCGAAGTAGAAATACCACCTGTAATTGAAGAGCAAGTACAGGAAACCCCATCATCAAGTGAACCTTATAATTACTGGCTTGATTTGGATTCAAAGACAGAAGGTACTGTAAAGGATGAAGATTCTCTACTATCTCTGGTTAACAGAGGTAAAGAGTACGACGCATTAGTAGAAGAGAAGAAAACACTTTTCAAACCTGCTAATGAGTATATCTCCAAACTAAATGAGATGGCACTGTCAGGGGCGAACCCCGACCAAATTAAAGCGTTTGTGAAACTAAACGATTACGGCGATTTAGCGGCGCTCTCACCTATTGAACTGAAAGTAACCAAAATGGTACTTACGCAGGGGTATAGCGAGGACATAGCTAGAAAAATCGTCAATCGCGAATATGATTTGACTCAATTTGACGAGGATTATGAAGACCAGAAAGACCAAGCGGACATCATGCGTGAGAAATTACGTATCGAGTCTAAAAGCGATTTGGTTGCCCTCAACGAATATAAAAAGGAACTGTCTGCGGTAAATAACCCTGAAAAGGAAAACGCCGAAAAAGCACAACTTCAGCGGATTGCTGATGCCTCTGCCTACAACAAGCAGGTAGATGCCCAAGCACCGAACATTGCTAAGCACTTTCCTACTAAAATTGATTACGATTTTAAAGTAGGTGAAGACTCTGTGAAATACGAAGATGCTTTCGACAAACAGTTTTTGGAGCAGGAATTACCCAAATTAGTAAAAGATTATTTCAAGGACAGCATGGACCCGGTTAACCCCGAGAACATTGGACTTGCTTATTCTTATGCTATGGGAGAGTACCTGAAAGCCAACGATAGCAAGAGGCTTGAAAAAGCCTTTCAGAAAGGTGACAGTGCAGGTTATGAGCGTGCAGTCAACAAGTACGAGAATCGTTCAGGCTTACCTAAAGCTCAGGAGAATCAAGTTATAGCAACAAACGAGTCAGGATTGGCGGAGTTTACAAAAATGATGGTGGGAAGATAATTAATCTCACTAATCTAAACGTAATAAAATTATGTCAACAATCGACGCGGCAGGTATCGCTATGGCAGCAGGTACCACTCCCTCACACGTACAGGGTGTAGAATCAGATCAGCTAATCTTCGGAACTGAGCTTCTACAACAAAACCCATTTATGCTGGCCGAGTATTTCCGCAACTACGGAAACTACTACACCACGCTAACTAAGTTGCTTCCGCTAATCGGTAAAACACCGAAGCGCAGAGTATCTTACAATCCGGTCACTTCGCATTGGGAGAAACCAAGAGTGAAAATGACTTTTACCGTAGGCAGTATTGCCGCCGGGGCAGAAGCAAACGAAGCGGTTATTACGCTTTCTGCTGACGACATGGCTAACGACAACGGGGTAATCAGTTCTTTACCGAGAATCAAGGATACCATAGAGTTCGTAGCAGGCGGTCACATGTACCGCATCATCGCCAAAGACCGTTCAGTTAACCCGAATACGATTACCATCCAAGCGGACGAAACTGCTTATGACCCAATGAACGAAATCGTAGCAGGGTCAATTGGTAACGTGTTCTCAAACATTTCAGGTGAAGGTACAGGGCAGAACACTTCGCTCCGCCCACGTAGATACCAATACCAAAACACCTTCTGGATTGTGAAAGATACAGATGGCGTGACAGGTTCTAACCTGACTACTCAGGTTAAGTTCCAACCCGTTCCAGGCACTAACATGCTTTGGATGGAAGGTTTAAAGGACATGGAACTTCGCCACCAGTATCAGAAAGGTTCAACTTGGATGTTTGGTAAGCAGCCAACAGGATGGTCTGAAACTTCTACCTTTATGGAAGAAGAAGCAACCATTCGTGGTACTCAAGGATTACTTGATTTCATCAAGCAGTCAGGGTACGAGATGGAGATTGACCCGAATAACGTAGATATCAACGATATTTACGCACTGTCGGCTTACTACTCATCTATCAACTTACCAACCAATGACATCGTTCTTGCGCAGGGTTATAACATCAACCAAGCAAT